AATGATCTGTTACCATTATTAAACATGCCACCAGATTTAATTGAATCTCCAGAACTTTTATTTGCTAAAGAATTCTTAATTGATTAATTTAAATACAAATTAATTACAACCTGCGCCTTTAGCTCAGTTGGTAGAGCAGTAGACTTTTAATCTATGTGTCCCGGGTTCGAGCCCCGGAGGGCGTACTATGAAACACCTCCATAAAAAATGTTCTGCCTTAACTTCTGCAAACAAACCTTGTTTACGCAGAGCTATTACTCTTAGCGCATATTGCAGAGTCCACCAACCAAAGAAGTTTTATGACTAATGAATTAAATTTATTAAACGAATTACGCATTGGCGATATTGTTGGATCAACTAATCGTATTGTTATTGCGTGCACCAAAAAAGCAGAACGCATACCAGATGATTCTTATGCTTATTGGGTAACCATATGCCATAAGGAAGGCGAGCTTCATCCATATGTAGTATGGGATGTTATTGCTCGTCCTGAAGGATGGTCTGCTAATCAAGGAGATTATTGTTCTACTCTAGAACAAGCAATCAAAAACTATAAGAAACGCGGAGGCGAAGCCTAATGCAAGTTAAATTAACTGTTGAAATTCATGCTGATATTCCTGGCGAATTTCAAGACGATGCTGAAGCTGTTCGGTTACTTCAAGATGAAGTAGAAGAACTATTGTCTATCGGTGCTGAGTATGATAAATACGATCAACCTTCAGTAATGTTTACATCAGCTAAAATTAAAATGTATATTCCAGGAGCAGGAAAGTTATAATGTCTATTATTGAAACTATTGAACAATCTTCTGAAAAACCTTTAGAGGAAGAACAAAATACAGATACACCACAGTACCGTATTAGGTTTGGAACATTTACTATCCTTGCTCCAAACTCAAATCCTGGAGAATAGAATGTCTACACCAATGCCTGATTATGGAATTACTTTTGAAGCTGCACAATCTTTAGCATTAGCAACTCTTGATGCTCAAGCATATGCTGAGAAGTTCTTAAAAGAACAAGTTGCAGATCCTAATTACATTTATGATATTTCTGCTGCTCAATTATGGGCAATCAAAGAAGATAACAATTTTCATCTTCTTTCTGCTCATCCAGATGTTTATGAACTGCTACAGCATCCATATAATCTTTCAAAGTATGTAGGAATTATTATTCATACTACTGGCTGGGCTGCTCCTTTAAGTGAAGACGGAGAAGTCCAAGGTGCTCCTAGCAAGCATGCGCTTCGTCGTAGAGTTGCTTTGGCTGCATGCGTAACCTCTATTTCTGTTGCTTCCGCTTTATCTTTTTCTGATGAAGAAGATATTATTATTGATCCAGGTACTGCTACCGGTTCTCTTGCTGATGCTTTGTTATCATTCTGGGAACAAAACACTATACCTTGGGAACAAAACACTATACCTTTTTAATATGTCTATTATTGATTTTGATGATCTTGAACCCGATGTTCAAGAAAAATATATTATAGAAGCATATGAACAGCTTAATGCTGATAATCGTGTTCCCTATGAAATATCCACAGGTGACGAAGGAACTATCTACGAATATGAACCCATTTTAGATCTTGCTAGGTCTAACTATGAGTATTCTCTTCAAGGTGAATCAAAAACTTATTTTTCTTATTGAGTGATTAATGTCATGCAGTGATATGCAATCGCTAATTACTTGGGAGTTAACAGTCCCCATTGCTACAGGTTATCACTCGTTTACGACTGTCCTGTCCACAAAGTTCGTTACCAATATATCTGAACCCCAGACCAGATATGAACAACTGTTCACGGGCCTATAGCTCAGTTGGTTAGAGCATCGGACTCATAATCCGCCGGTCGCAGGTTCAAGTCCTGCTGGGCCCACCATGAATATTGTTAATTTATTTTTTACATATATACATTTGTTTTACATTGCATTTACTGAATCTTTATTTATAAAAGTATTTGCAATTTTTATATTTTATGGAGTATCAAGATATCTTTATGCTCCTACAAAAAATTGGTATTATCCAGAATAGGACACAAATGCCTAGATATAATTTAAATCATCAAGATATTAATACTATTGTTAATGGTCTTAATTATCTTGCTATGAATGCTCACTCTGCTGGAGAGCATACTAGAATTACTAATTTAAAAAGCAGACTTCTTTTTAAGCTTACTTCTTCATCTTCTTCTCAAGATGATGATCTTAATCCATCAAAGGATGATTAACAATGCCCTATATTGAACCTGAAGATCGTCTTCATATTCTTGCTGATGAGAAATCAATTAGTTCTCCTGGAGAATTAAACTATTTTATTTCTACATTAATAAATTGGTATATCAGCGAAAAAGGAAAGAACTACGCAACTTTAAATGAAGTTGTTGGCGTTCTTGAGTGTGCTAAGCTAGAGCTATATAGGCGTGTTGTTTCTCCTTATGAAGATGTTAAGATCTCTCAAAATGGAGATGTTTACACTGTATGAGTGTTGGCGTAAGAACTCAAAGAAGCGTTGTTGACAAACTTGCTCAACGCGGTTACGATCATATACAAAGACTTGAAAAAAAGCGTAAAGAACTTTCTGAAAAACCTAAAAGAAATTGTTCTTTAAATGAATGTAATGTTGTTCTTTCTAAGTACAACGATACAGATTTTTGTGCTCAACATCAAAGTGGCAATATTGCCCTTCCTAAGCACTTATAAGATTTGACCAGTAGCGTGTATCGAAAACTATTTTGGATTCGGAACGGATATTAATAGCTACATAAAGCGCGTGGGCCTATATTCCTCGTAGCTACTACTGGTTAATTAATTTGGTGGTACCGTTGTTCTTGGACATGGTCAGCGGTATCGCCATTAGTTTTGATAGCAGCTAGCAGATTACATAAACTTACTACGTCGATAAGACAGAAATAAGCCAGATTAATCGCTAACGGAAAAGCAATGTTGCTAGTGGTCCCCATATTGATCCCATTGCCTGCTATCAATTTTTTTGCTATAATAAGGATGTTATGATTTTAGATTTTCGAATATGCTCCCACACTACTCCCGTAATTCACGGGCTAGTAGCTCAGTGGTAAGAGCGCCATTCTTATAAAATGGTGGTCGCGGGTTCAATTCCCGCCTAGCCCACTTAATCCAAAATACAAACTATAGACTGGATACAATATGAACTACGACAATTTGTCTAATAATGACGATGACCTTTTTGCCGAGTCGACTTCTTCATCTACTATTTCTAATGAAAATATTTCATCATCAGAATTAAACATAGACAATCTCCTTAATTCTCTAGATGTTAATTTAGACGAGATAGACTCTATGCTTTTTCGGGCTAGAGTTGTAACCACGCTTATTGATACATCAAATAAGTTTATATACGAAACCAATTCTTATAATAGGTCTATATTTAATACTCTTAATTCTTTAACTAATGGAGAGTTTCAATACACTCTTTATGCAGAAACATTAGAAGAAAGTATTTTTCGTAGAGTACTTATTCTTGAATTCTTGAATTCTTGTACAGATCAAATGGATGAAAAGATTTTAGCCCTTTTATCTAAGGCCACAAATACCACAATTGATTCAAGATTCATTAACACTTATATTGTTGCAATGAAAAACATTCTTGTTTTTTCTATTGATTACAATACCTCTGTTTATCATACACTTTGTGAGAAAATAAACAGACAGCCAATAGATTTCGACATTGAATTAAATTCACATATTGTTGAATCTTATATTGCTAGTAGCACTTATATTAATAATGTATTTACCAATATTAGAAAATCTCTAGGATTTGGAACAGCAGTTGAGTCAAACTAAAAGACAAGTACATCAAAATAAAATTAACATGAATTCTGATTGGCAGCATCAAGCAGCTTGTCGATCTACTCCTGATACTGATGATTTCTTTGATACACGTGAGCCTTACTTAAGAGCTCTTTCTAAAAAATATTGTCACTCTTGTCCTGTTAGGGCTCAGTGTCTTTATGTATCTTTAGTCAATGATGACATATACGGACTTTGGGGAGCATTAACTCCAAAACAAAGAAAGTTTTATATGCGTGAGATTTACTCTTACGCTCAAGATCGTAACATTTCTATTCTTGATTGGAGCAATGAATTAGATGAAATTTTCCAACTCTTTTCAACCACTTCAAGACTTTCGCAGTATTTTTAAATATAAAAAGATAAACAAATCATTTTATACAATTGGCTCTTTATTGGGTTTTGCTGCAATCAATTACACATTGATTCATAGCCCTATAGTTTTGCTTGCTACTCTTGGACTTTTAGTCCATGAATTAGCTCATTACTTTTACGCTAAAGCTTTTAATGCTAAAGCATCTCTTCCTATATTTTTACCTTTGCCTTTTATAGCTATAGCTTTTGTAAAAATAAAAGATTTGAAAACAAAATACAAACCACATGTAGCAATTGCCGGAATGACGTTTGCTTCTTTAATGTATTTGTTTACTTTTATTTTTAATTTTTATCATTCTTTTTATTCTTTATACATACCTTTATTGTTTATAGCATTTGAGCTTTTATTTAACATCGTAGGTTCTGACGGTTCTAAGTTCCGTTCAGCCAAATCGAGAATGGTCATATAGTCATGCATTTATTATTGCTTCCTTTGATTGCTTTTAATCTTCATATTCACAACAAAAATATAAGATCTAAAGGCATTATTGAAATAGCTAATTATGGTTTAACAAATTCCATTGTTCACACACAAAATTTAATTGGAGACCTTTATGAATCTCAAACAGAAGAAAGCCAACCTATCAGCTAAAATAAATAATTCTCTTGAAGATTATTATTTTGATGTACAGTCTATGGGTTCTCCTTCCGCTTTAGATGAGTCACAACTTGTCAAGCTTGTTACCAAACTTGCTGTTGGTGCCGCCACTGTTTGGTGGACCGCTATTGAACTGAAGGATTATATAAAACTTCGGAAATCCCACTCAGAATTTGAGGAAAGTATTAATGACTTCTTATCCAGAAAAGATTCCTAAGTCTGCATCTGACAAGATGCGAAACTTTTATTTTAATTTAGATTCTTCTAAGATCGTAAAGTCCGATCTTGAATCTCAAATATCTAATCTTGATGATCGTATTAACAAAATTGTTGATCACTTTACTTTAGACGATATTCCAATTATTCGTTTCATCTTAGGACAAAGTCACGACAAGGAAGAACTTAAAAAATTATCTAAAGCCTTAGATCGCGTAGCCGATCTTGTTGAGGTTAAAGATAAATTGATTGAGAAGCTTCAAGTTATTACAACTGCAGAGAAAGATCCAAATTGGTTTGCCCTTACATTTGGAGATTTTTCTAATGATGTTGAAATTGGTTTAGAAAATATGTTATATGGAGATTTAAATGACTGATACATTTAATTATTCTTTTGTTAAAAACGACGAAGGAAACTTTTCTCTTCGTTCTACAGTTAAGTCTTTTAACTTAGATCACGTTACTGACAAAGACATTGTTTCTTTTTATCATTCTTTTTCTACTTACGCTTCTTTTGATACCGGGCTTTTGCCTTTAAATGGAACTGGTGTTTTAGCCATCCGTACTGCTGGCCCTCACACTCAAATAGTTACGCAGCATGCAGCAGGCATGTATTATGTTAACTGGGGTGCCCACGAAGGAGACTCTAAAGCTCAAGCATACTACGTTGCTCAGCCTTACCGAGTAGTTATTGGAGATTTTGAAAATGGCAACCTTCTTGGTGCCAGAATGTTTTATTCTCCATATCCAATAACCTCACCAGATAATATTCTTTATCACGTTAATCTTCCTAATATTAACTGTAAAGGTTATCGAGGAAATGGCGTAGGTTGGATTTGTCTTTATCACAAAGACGATTGGTCTGCTCTTCCTTTCAATGAAAAAGTAAGTCGCTTTATTGAGCGTTGCTCAGGCGTTGAGACCTACAATGATGCAAACATGAGCGAAACCGATGGTGCTCGCTTTTACGCTGCTAAGTCAAAACCGGCTTATGTTTCCGATCCTGCTCTTTGGCAAAAAAAGTCTGAAGAAGGTTTTGAATGGACATTGGATGAAGAACTTTGGATTCCTGTTCTTGTCCAAGATATTGATCATCAAGATAAACATTACAATAATGGACAGCCATTAACTCTTGCTATGGCTATGCTTGGCAATTACCAAGCTTATTATAGCGACAAGAACATTCCTAAAATGTATAATGTTATTTCTCGCAGTGATCTTTCTCTTACTAATAATAACATTGCTGACTTTATTAAAAAGTCTTTTGCTTCAGCACCTGTTGTTTATCAGCACCAGAAGAAGGATGATCCGTACTCATTTACTGTACAGCACAGAAATGAAAATGGTTCACCTGTTTTAGCCATACCTACTTTGTTTGATGAAAATAATTCTACAAGCACGTGTGAAGATTGCGAAGATGAGTTTAACGAAGACGAATTGACCCAGACTTATTATGACACTAGCGTATGCGAAACCTGTCTTAGCAATTCTTATACTTATCACGATTATGCAGAGAAGTGGTTTTCTCATAATGATGATTCATTAGTTTGGTCTGAAGAGTCTGCAACTTATTATCATACAGATTATGATTGTACTACATATTGTCATCATTGCGATAATTGCTTTGGAACATATGGTTTAACCCAAAGTTCAAAAGACAAGCATAATCAAAAAGTTTATTGGAATCAGAACTCAGAAGAAATCTGTTTAGACTGTTTCAATGATATGGTAGAAGTTGGCAATGCAATTCTTGATATGCCTAACCAACCTTTCTCTCTTGCTAATTGTTTTTCTTGTTCTAAAAAAGTAATTGACACAGTTGGTTGGTCAACTGTTTATCCTACTTTTAATGCTGCTATTCCTGATTTTGAGTCTGGCACTATGACTCCTTCTTCAGTTACTTTCTGCCCAGAATGCGCAAAGAATCATTATGTTTGCCCTTGTGGTTTAATTAAACAAAGTTCTGAAAATCTTGTTCCATGCACTCCTACTACATTTGATCTTGATGACAAGAACGTCACAGTTCTTTCTTGCTGCCAGTCTTGTATTGGTAATGCTACTGAAGAAAATGGAATGATCGTAATGAAGTACAAACCATTTAACGAAGAGATTACAGCTACAACTCATAACGTTTCTATTCTTAATAACGCAATGGGTGTTTCTGTTTCTATGAATTTAGAAGATCCTTTTTAAATTCAATCTAATTACAAAATAATAAACAATCCAACTTACTGGAGAAATATATGGATATTGACGATATCACTTATGATGACACAAAGCTAGAAGATCTTAATTTCTTCTGGACTAAATCAGGTGTCCCCTGCTTTATGGCAGACAGAGATAACATCGAAGAGATTATTGAGAATCTTGGTTTTAACATCTATTACATGATTTGTAATACTGCTGTTGATCGCAAGATTGAAACTAAGAGTGTTGGATACAATTCTGCACCTACTGCCACTACAACAACTTGGGTTACAGACCTTTCAACAAATATTGTTAAAGTCGTAAATAACTTTGTTGGTCGTTCTGTTGCCATTGTTAAAGATGAAGACTTGTATGACTTTGATGTTACTCGCGAAACTGCAGAGTATAATCTTCCTCCAATTCCTCATGATATTGTCGTAAAGCTTGATGAGTTTTTCCGTCTTGTTGACGCTCAGCATGGCACTGAGTCTATTGTTCTTTTGACATTTGATCCTCAGTATGAAGGAACTCCCGAAGGTTGGGGTGTTCTTGTTCCAGACCAGACTAATACATCAGTTCACTGCAAGTATGACGCAGAAAGCATTGTAGACCAAAAGCCAGAGAACGTTATGATTGTTGGCTCTGTTCACAGTCATCCAAATATGGCTGCATACGCTTCAGGCACAGACCACGCAGACCAAGCTGACTTTGATGGCATTCATATTACTTATGGTTGGCAAAAGTCTGTTAACGGTGGAGCTACTCAATATCATATCGAGATGCAGATTGGTGGTACCGCTTGGACTCTTAAGCCAGAAGACGTATTTGAAGACTTTGTTTTTACTAAGGCCCCTGATCCACAGGTGATTGAATGGTCTCAAAAAGTAAAAAAAGTGCACCCCCCTACGGGGGGAACTCACAAACCAGCTTCAACGCCTCAGCAGTCCACTCATCACCAAACGACAACCACACAGGTGGGGGCTTATACTCCAGTTGGGGATACTACTAGTAGGTTTCGTCCTATAGGAGATCCTAATTTTCAAGAGTATCCTAATGAAATATTTGACTCCGCTGCTAAATCTGGTGACGCACTCTTTATAGTTGAATTAAACTATGCAGAAAAAGATTTGTTCTGCTATGCATGTGCAAACATAATTACTGACGATGACCTTTTCGATCAAGTTTGTCCTATTTGTGACATTATGTTTTGCAATGTGTTAGACGGAATTTCTTCTATCCTTTCAGGAGCTGGAGAATATCTTCGTAAAAGAAGTAGGCATTCTAATGTAGATTTTTATCTTTGGTCTATGGATGAAAAAGGTAAAGAAACTTTTTCTAAAATAGCTAGCAAAGCTTTTGATACAGATGAAAAAGAAGCTCCTCTTTCTTTAATTAAAGATATTGAAGAAGAGTATCCTATTTCGGATAATCTAGACGAGTATTATTATTCTGGTTATGCTGCTAATAAAACTGTTTGCTGCGATATTCCTATTGCAGATGTTGCACTTTGTAAATGTGAAACAACAGTTTTGTATGATGATATTTTAGATTTTGATGTTGCTCATCCTTACGATGTTTATTCTCGTAATGATTCTTGTATACATTGTTCATATTATTATTCTAGAGAATGTAAACCATATCAAGAATCAATAATAGAATTTGTCCGAACAAAGAGACCGATGCAATCTTCAATTCAACCTTGTTCTGATTGGGTTGAACATAGTGATAATACATATTTAGAAGGAAGATATTTGTATGACTGAACCTAAAAGAATAATTTTAGTTGGCGCAGGCGGCATTGGCACCTGGCTTGCTGAGGGTGTTGTTCGAATGCTCGAATGGAAATACCCTGGTTCTGCTTTAATTATTGTCGATGGTGACAATTATGAGCAAAAGAATCTTGAGCGTCAAGCATTTACCCAGATGGGTAATAAAGCTTCAGTTAAAGCTTTAGAGCTTTCTAAGCAGTTTACCAATACTATGATTATCCCTATTCCTAAGTGGGTTGTTTCTGACGACCACCGGGATACTGATGACGATTCAAACAAAATAAAAGCAACTGAGTTGATAGCAGAAGGCGATATAGTCCTTGCTGTTGTTGACAATTTTGCTGCTCGTAAAATTCTATTTGACGCAGCTTCAAAGATCGACAACATTGATGTCTTTACCGGAGGCAATGATGATAACCTGTTTGGCAGTGTTTATCATTATCGTCGACGTGATGGACATGATGTAACTTCTCATCCTGTAGAGACACACCCAGAGTACCAAGATCCACCTGATAGAAATCCAGGTGAAATGTCTTGTCAGGAACGAGCAGAAGTAGAAGGTGGAACACAAATCCTTGCAACTAATATGGCAGTTGCAGCTCTTCTACTTGGTCGCATTCAGCACACCATTGTGTCTGAACAAAATCCAGAACAATCGGAGATCTACTTTGATCTCGGATTGGGCATGGCCCAACCTTTCAATCGTATGGTTGAAAGTTTAGTAAACATATCATAACAACCAGGAGTAACCTCATGGAACTTAATTCACAGTCCAACAATACAGCATCTTCGTCTGGTGTAGCTAACGTTCGTTACGGCGTTTACAACCAGCCTGCTCCAGTTTCTGGCAAGACAATTGGTCAGGTTCGCGAGCAGTTCAGCAAGCTCTGGGGCATCAGCTCAGACGCCATTGCCTACAAGGGCAAAGATAAGCTCGACGAGAACTACGTCATTCAAGCAAATGACAACATCGAGTTCCACCGTCGCGCAGGCGAAAAGGGCTGATTTAACTTTTCTTCATGGGGGGGACACACGCTTTGGTTTGTGTTCCCCCCACCTTTTTTTAAAAGGCTATAATTTATTCTATATCATTGGAGATAGTGTGCTTTTCAATCAAATACAACTGGGTTTCCCAGCTATATGGGTCAAGACTTTTGATTCATATCGACTAGAAGAAAATATTCTTGCGTTAGATAAACGCACATATTTTACAATCAATAAAGATGGCTTTAGTCAATTTATTGACAATCAATGGAAGCCAGTTCTTGTAGCTATAGACAATCCTGAACAAGATGGCCAAAAGATCTACAAGACAACAACAGACCCTTCTTTAGCATTTGATTACATGTTTAACAATGAGTCTGTAAAGTCTGTTCCTAAAACTTTTATTAACCATTTTCTTGGCGATCCAGCAAACTTCTTTATGATGTTTGGTGGCTTAATTTCTTCTCTTCATTCTGATTACAGAATGTCATTTAAAAACGACGACATGTCCACCATGCCTTTACAGATGGTGGTTATTTCTCATTTAGATCCTCCAGAACAGATAACCCATTTGTTCCATGTTGCAGAAGAATCTTATCCTACTCTTCAGGAACTTAAAGATATTCTGTATCATATTCACACTTCTACAAATGGTGAAGTGATAAACTCTGAGCACGCAGAAGAAATTGCTAAAGCTGGTCTTGGCCTTAGCGAGTCTAAGTTTGTTAACTTGTGTCTTCTTTCTGTTATGGAGAATGGATCAGTTGATGCTTCTTTCATTTATGCTGAGAAAATGGCAAACGTTAAAAAGAATGGTATTCTTGAAATTGTAAAGCCTAAGATGACTTTTGATAATATTGGTGGTCTTGATAATATCAAGAATGTTATTTCTAATAATCTTTACTTCTGGAACAATCCTCAAGAAGCAGAGAAGTTTGGAATTCAACCTATTCGTCGCATTCTTACTGTTGGCATTCCTGGCACCGGTAAGTCTGCTATCTGTGAAGCTACTGCAAACGCTCTTGGTCTTGACCTTGCACGTACTGGTGTAAGTCAAGTAATGAACTCTTTCATTGGTCAGTCAGAGCAGAATATGCGTGCTGTCTTTCAGCAGATTAAAGTTATGGCTCCACTTTGTGTTTGGATTGACGAGTTTGGTCGTGACATGTCTGGTGGTCAAAGCTCATCTCATGTTGACGGTGGTACTACCGACCGTGTTCATGGTGAGTTCTTGACTGGATTGCAAGAACTTCCTGATAATGTTTTCTTGATGTGTGCAGCTAACCAGCTTAATCACCTCAAACCAGAAATGCTTCGCGCAGAACGATTCGACAAGATCTTCTTCGTTGGTCTTCCATCGTTTGAGGAGCGTGTTGAAATCATTAAGATTTATCTTCCTGAAGACACTTTTGATTACTCTGCAATTGCTAAAGCTACAAAGTATTTTACTGGTGCAGAAATTAAGTCTTTAGTTAAAGAAGTTAAATTCAATGTTGTTTCTGGTCAGCGTCGTTATCTTAATACTGAAGACGTTGTCAAAGCAGCTCCCAACATGCGCAATATTCTTTGGAATAAAGAGCGTGATATGATTAAAGATCTCTATCGTTATGCATACGAAAATTGGGATTGGGCTTCTAGCTTTCAATACAATGAAATAAATGATATACTAGGTAATGGTAAATCTATCCAAAAAGATTCTCTCTGGTCTGTGAAAGGTTAAATGATATGTCTTTTAATGATGAAATGAATGAAATGTTAGACGGTTTTAATTCTGAAGATTCTTCAGATGATAAGCCAAAGTATTCTAACAACCTTTATAAGAAGTGGTTTAGATCTAAAACTCAAAGTGGATTTTTATCTATTCGTCCTTGGTTTCAAGGAATGAAGTTTAACATTGACATTGGCAAGACTTCTGCTGATGGAAAATTAGAGAGTTCTACTAACTGCTTTGTTGATGCAGTTGATTTTGCTGCTTATACTAAAGCTATTGTTCATAACGTAGCTGTTCATAATTTTCCTGCAAATGAAAGACTTGGCCTTTCAACTCCTGAGTCTTTTGTTTCTTATGGTGGTGGCAATATTAACGGCCAACCAGTTAGTAGAATCTTTAAGGCTCAGTATTGGCAGTCTGGAGATAATGTAGATTCATCTGCATTTATCTGGAAGACTGGTCATTTTAAAGCTCGTAAATCAGATACTGGTGCTTTTATTCCTGATATGAAGTCTCCTATTTCTGTTGATTCAATTAAAGTAACTCGTCAAGATATAGTTACAATTTCTTATCTTCTCGATCTTTCTTTGACTTCTCATGTTGCTAATAACGTAGATTGGTATGAACTATAATGACTGATGCAAATAATCAAGAAGATCTTTTTCTATTTGGAGATGTTACTGACTTTGACTTGTTTAAAGCTCAGGTTCAAACTATCTTCATTACTTTGTCTAATGAGATAGAAAAAAGATTAAAAGAAAAAGACGATCAAATCGAAAAGATACAAGAGCAGTTTGCTCTTTTGTTCGCTGGTTATGCTGAGCAAGCTTCTGTAATAGAAAACATTCTTGTTACATTTTTATCTGACGATTCTGAAAAAGAAAAGAAGTTTAGAGAAAATCTTTCTGAATCTAGACGTCAATTTTTAGAGATGTTAAAAGAAGGAGCAGAAGATGTATTGGCTAGAGAAGATCCGAACCTTGCCGCAACCCTTACCAACGTGGTTGACAAAAAGCTATCTGACTGAACCTGTAAATAATACTTCTATATTATTTGTTCAAGAAGAATATCTACATCTTCTTTCTAATACTTATTATCTTTCTAAGATATACCCTCTTGCAAAGAATATGTACTCAGACATTAATTCTTTGCATTTATCCTCTTTGTCTTTTTATGATCTAATAAAAGACAACAAAATCCAATTTGAATCAGTTCAGGTAAACTTATGACTATTTTATTTGATAACATGAATCATGAACAAATTAAATCTTATGTTCTTGATTCCCTATCTTCAGTAAACGAACGGCTATTCTCGTATAATACATATATAGCACACCTTCTTGCTCGGAAGAAAAATCAGGAACTTAAAGAACTATCTTCTTTAAATAGCTCTTCTCTTTCTAGTTCTTATTATGATTCTTTATTGTTTTCTCTTTCTTCAGAAGACAATACTTTTGCTCTTGACTACTACAACCAGACTACTGCATCTTTTGATACTAGCCATTTGATTTATTTTTATCACGGTTCTAGTTCACATATTTTTTATAATGTATTTAATTCGCTTCTTCCTAGCGATTTTAATGTGTTATATAATTATATGATTCAAAACTCATTGTTGAAAAAGATTGGTACAAACTTAGGAAAAGCCCATCTCTTTTCATCTCAAATCGCCTATCATGATTTTTCTTCTATGATTGCTCCAGTTTCATATAATAATTATTCTGATGCTGTTGATGCTATGATCAAAGATGTGACTACTCTTAAGAAAGATCGAGATCATTTGCTTTTTCTTTTGGATATGAAAGATGTAGATATTCAAAATCTTGAAATAAGAATAAATGAACTAGCTCATAAAAGTTATATTGCTTCTACTTTTACTTGGTCTTGATATGGATTCAGATAATACTCTTTCTATTGGTGATTTTTTAAATTCAATTGAA